CCACGATGACGTGCGGGCATATTCTGTTGGATACAAGCCTTCAAGGATCGGGAAGTTCCTGCTCGTCATCGTGGATTTTGTAAGGGGAATGACGAGGCCGGGCCTTACGCTTTATCTGATTTGGGAAGTCCACAAGACAAGGGCCGAGATCGAAGCAATCCTTGCGGAAGCTGGCGTGTCGGGCATAAGCATCGGCGAGGCTATCGGTGTCTACACGCTTGTCGTAGAAACGATTTTGTTCTTGGTTACGACGGCCGTTACATGGTGGTTCGGGACCCGAACGAAAAAGTGGAAAGAGTAGGAGGTCGATATGATGGAACAAATCACTCCTACGCTGATGATAGTTGCGGTCATAGCCGGGTCGGTTGCTTCAATTGCGACGTGCGGTTTTGTGGTCTTCATATTCAAACGATTGTATACCAATCATGATAAGCTGGCGCAGGCCGTGGAAACGTTGTCTGTAACCTTAAGCGAATTCAAACTTTATGTGACAGGGAAATACATAACGGCCGAAAGCTGTCTTAAAGTCAGGGAGGGCATCGATAAATGGAAGGAGAGAGAGGAGGACGAAAGACGAGAGTTTGAAGAGAAAGTGAATCAAAGGCTCTATGATGGAGCTATGGATATTACCAGACTCCAGGAGAGAGTCGAAAACATCGCAAACGAAATAAGGCAAGGAGGTTAGAGAAATGCCTACCTATAGAAATGATGCGGCAAAGACGATTTATCCTATTGAGGACAAGAACGGGAAGGTGGTGCTGGTCGCCCCTGGGGAATCGATTGAAACCTTCCATGATCTTTCCGGGATCTCCGACATGACACAGACAGCGGCGACCCCGACGGCAGAAGCCGCAGTCACGGCTGCCGAAACATGGACCGATTGGATTAAACCGGAAGGCCCCTTCAATGTCAGTGTCTCTGGGACATTCACGGCAACAGTGACGCTTCAGCGATCTTTTGATGGCGGTACGACTCCGCTTGTTGTGGCTACCTTTACGGAAGCCGGCGAAAAATTCTATGAGGACTTCGATCCTAATGCGAGCTACCGAATCGGCGTGGACACCGAAGATTTTACTTCGGGCCAAGCTGATGTCAGGGTTTCCTGCAAGAAGACCGGCGCTCCCAAGCTGAATTATGACTAGCCTGTGCAACCGATTGCACTGAATGGAGGGGAAAATGCGAGAAGCTCTGAGAGAGTTTCTGTCTGAGGAAAATGGTCTTTTATCCTTTATGAGACTCGCCATTTTCCTGATTCTTATCGTCTATCTTTTTAACTGGACGTGGCACAACCTAACAACCGAGGGATTTACGCCCATGAGCTGGTCGGATATGGCGACCCTTGTCGGTCTCATGGCAATGAAAGCGGTTCAGAAAAAAGCTGAAAAATAAGGCAATTTGAATCACTGCGGCCCATGTGCTACATTATTTTCACAGTAAAAGGGAGTCTTATGAGGATATGAAATTAACAAAATGCGAGGATTGCCCTCTCAAGGAATTTCAGGGCAAAAGAGTCATCCAGGTGTATAAAGGTAAGAGGCGCCTGGGGAAAGCTGACTATAAAGAGATTCCATACAGAGGGCCAAAAAAGAATGTGTCCGTCTTAGGCGTCGGCGAGAGTCCCGGTGGGTATGAGCTCATGAGCGGGAAGATGTTCACCGGGGATTCGGGGGAGGTTCTCGCAGCCGAGTTCCAACAAAACGGCTTCGATCCTTCCCGTATGTTTCTTGCCAACGCAGCCCGTTGCATGATCATGAAGAAGGAAATGGGCCAGAGGGAAATCAAGGAGGCAATGGATTGTTGCCGGCCCGCATTGGAGCTTGCTATCAAAAAGCTTCAGCCGAAGATCATTATAACCTTCGGCGGTATTGCTATGGAGCAGGTGCTAGGGAAGAAAGGCATAACCAACAAGCGGGGCCAGTTCTTTTGGTCTGACGAGTTTAACTGTTGGGTGTTCCCGACCTTCCATCCAGCTTTCTGTCTTCGGGATGCAAAGAACTTCGCCAAGTTTAAACCTGACATTGCTAGGGTTGTGCAGTTCATAAAGAACGGCTACAAAATAGAGGAGCTTGGTGACAAGAACGCCAAGTACCAGGATGTCGAGAGCATCCGTTTCCTTCTGGACAAGAAGGACATCATTGTGTCGATAGATACGGAGACTCAGGGGAAGGAATGGACGAATCCGAATTCTATCGTGATCAGTTATTCGGTCACTGACAAGACAGGGAAGGGCTACAATATTTGGCTTGCTCATGAGGTTGATGACAAAAAGAATGCAGACTTTATGATCAAGTGGCCCAGGAAGAACGGGAAACAGATTAAGCTTGTGGGCGTTCCTGTCAAAAAGGCTTCCAATTTTGAGGAGAAGATAAAGGAGCTTGAGGAACTGCTAAGGCGGGAAGATATCAAGAAGGTCATGGCAAATGGTAACTATGATCTTCATCGCTTTGAACAGCTCGGCATTCCGAGAGAGGAGATAAAGTCTTTTACCCTGGACGTGTTGCTGGCAATGCACGCTCTTGATCCTGACAATTACAAGAATGCCTCGCTTCTCGATGTGCAGAATGCACTGATCCCGGAGAAGGCTGATCATAAAAGCCAGTTCGGGGCACAGGTCAATAAGAACGACATGCTGTCAGCAGCGAAGCTGGATCCGAAAAGACACTCTGATTATGCGTGCGGCGATGTGGACACGACTCTTGGTTGCGGTCTGATTCTGAGGAACAGGTTAGCTCAGGACAGGGCGCTCGCAAGGTACTATGTTCATCTGGCGCACCCGGTCGAAACCGAATTGCTTTATGAGATGCAGAAAAACGGGGTTCTGTTTGATACGAAGAAACTCCCCGAGGTCAAGAAAAAGATTGCTAAATATCTGAGAGAGAAGGAAGAAGCGTTTCTTGAGCTTGCACCAAAAGCTGTTTTGGAAATGGCTACTCATAAGGATAAGGGGTACAGGCTTACCCGGACTGATTTGATCCGGGACGTGTTCTTTAACAAGAAGGGCTTTGATCTTGATCCTTTGGAGAAAACGAAGACAGGGGCTCCGGCTGTCGGAAGGAAGCTTCTGAAGCGTATCAGGGACGATCTTCCGGACAATCATCCCGCAAAGGAAGCGTTTTCGGTCTATTTTGATTGGGGACCGTACCAAAAGCTGTACTCTACCTATCTTAAAGGCTTTGAGAATGCTGTGAAGGCGGATGGCCTGCTTCACACGCAAATCTCCAAGACCTTTACTGCGACCCAAAGAACCGGCTCGAGGGATCCGAATCTTCAAAACATCCCGAAGCGCGAGCCCAAGATCAAGAAGATCATCCGTGCCCTGATCAAGGCACACCCGGGTCATCTTTTTGTCGCTTTGGATTACAGTCAGAGCGAGCTAAGGTGGATCGCCCATGAATCGGGGGATGCCGTGTTTGTAATGACATTCAGGAAGAACGGCGATCTCCACGTTAGAACGGGCAGCATGTTGGTAAGAAAGGCCGGGAAGGATCCGAACAGGCTTTCCAAGGAAGAATTCAAAAAGGCGAGACAGGACGCCAAGCCCTGCAATTTTGGGTTCAGCTATGGAATGATGCCTAAGGGCTTTCAGTCTTATGCCAGGGATGACTATGGAGTCACGATGAGTTTGGAGGAGGCGACCCTGTTCAGAGAAGGCTTCTTTGAAGAATACTCGGGGTTGTTGCCCTGGCACGCGAGGTGCATCGAAGAGGCGAAAAGGACCGGGATGGTAAGGACAGCTTTCGGGTCCATCAGAAGATTGCCCAATATTCATTCTGAGGATTTTGTAGCACGCTCAGAAGCAGAGAGGATGGCAATCAATACGAAGATTCAGGCGCCAAGCAATGACATGTGTTTGTTTGCCGGGCTTCATGCAAGAAGGGAAGCAGACATAGATTGGAGCAGAGCGAGGATTGTTTTGTTCATTCACGACGAACTGATTTATGAGGTTGAAGAAGGGTATGTAGAAGAGTTCATTCCGAAGATGGTGGAAGCGATGCAAAATCCACCGATCAAAAAATATTTTGGCTTTGAAATGAGCGTTCCTATGATTGCCGAGGCTCAAATCGGGCCTGATCTGGCGAATCTGGAAGACTACACGCTCTGATGCAATCGATTGCAATCCTTAGGAGATAGTTATGACTAAACGAGGCGGTAGAAGACGTAGACCTGCCAACAAGAAATTTCGTAACCGAGCTTTGGTCAGGAAAAAATTCAATACTCTCATTGAGGAGATCAGGAAGAAACAGGAAGAAAAGCTCGGGGAGTATTCAAGACAGGTCGATTACGACGACGTGTTCGCTTCTTTCTATACGAGCACGACGGGGTCGATCAAAATCCTTGAACCTCCATACCTTCCGGGGAAGATGTACGAGCTTTATGAAGGCTCGGGTGTGTTGCAGGCATGTGTCGAAGCGTACGTGACAAACGTTCACGGCTTTGGATGGGAGATTGCGCCGAAAGAAGGCGTGGAGGGAGAACAGGACAAGAAGAAGGCCGAGTCAACTGCACCAAAGAAGGACAAAGAGCAACTTTATCTCGAGGACCTGTTCAACCAACCGAATCATGAGGAGTCGTTCACAACGCTTGCACAAAAAGCTCAACGTGACTTTGAAGTGACCGGCAATGCCTACCTTGAGGTGATAAGGAATGCCGGTGGGGAGGTGTCTCTGCTATTTTGGATGGACGCCAAACGGACACGTCTTTTGAAGCTCGATGCGGAGCCCCAGGAGGCAGAGGCCTATATCACCCGTGGGGGAGAAGAGGTCCCGATCAAAATCAAGAAGAAGTTCCGTAAGTATGTCATGCTCGCAGGTAGCAAGAGAACAGACATGCGGTACTTCAAGGAGTTTGGAGACCCCCGGCATATCAATGCCCTTGACGGAAAGGAGTGGCCCGAGGAGTCCGTTAACGAAGCTCAAGATAGCGAGAAGCAGGAGTTCGTTCCCGCGACGGAGGTGATCCACTTTAAGTACGGGAACGGAACGTATGGCATCCCCAGGTGGATCGGGACACTACTGGCCGTCATGGGTATGACAAAGGCAGAGTATGTCAATTATTCGTTGTTTGATGACCAAGGGATTCCACCGCTGATCATTAACGTTGCCGGCGGGCAATTGACTCAAGAATCCTACGACGATCTTCTCAGGCTGTTCTACAAGGCCAAAAGCTACCAGAATTTCAACAAGCTTCTGGTGCTGGAGGCTGAGAGCACGACGCAAAGCCTTGACGGTAAGGAGGCTGTGCCTAAACTTGACGTGCAGAACCTTATGGAATATCGCAAGGAAGATGCGATGTTCGTCAACTATCTCAATGATGGCAGAGAGCACGTGAGAAAGCACGGTTTCAGAATCTCGGGGCTCTATACCGGGGAGGTCAAAGATCACAATTACGCGAGCGCCAAGATTGCTCGGGAGACAGCGGAAGAGCAAGTCTTTGTGCCAGAACGTAGATCCTTCGACGAAGTGGTGAACACGAAGATCGTCAGGGAAGCAGGTGCGAAGACATATCTGTATCGTTCCAAAGCCCCTGTGATTCAATCTCCTGACGACTTGCTGGCAATCATTCCTCAGATCGCCGAAAAGGGCGGTATGACAATCAACGAGCTCGTCACACTCGTCAACCAAAATTTCGGGCTGAACCTCCAGCAGTATGATGAAGAGTGGGCGAACATTCCAATACCGATGGCGCTCAAACAGATGGGCGCCGATGACGACGGTTTCGAAGGCAACGTAGCCAAGAGTGCAAAGGTATTGATGGCCCTTACTGCTATTGAGGACGCCTTTATGAAACACGCACGGAAGCACAATGATGAACACGAAACGTTGGCTCTTGAAGCTGGCCCAGACAAGGACTCTGATTAGAATCCTTAAACGGGCGAGCGAGGAGCCGCCATTCACACCCGAGGAGATGGCGATTGCGGCGTTGCTTGCGGCTGCGTGGAGACCTGTAGCTAAGGAAGCCAAGTCCAGGCTCTCGGAGATCATAGATTTTGAGAAGGGGGCCTATAAGGGCGGCTTCTTTGATGCGGACATGTTGTTGGAAGATGACATGCTGTATATGATGGAGCAGGGATGGAACGAAGCGAAGACGGGAGTCGTTTACAATGTCAATCATGTCTATGAGAAAGGACACCACGAAGAGGGTGTAGATGACGATTTGCAGGGCGAAGTGCTGACCGTCCTCGGAGGGCATGTCCTTTACTACTATCGATCCTACCTCCCGCGGCGGGTTGTCCCACGTGTGCAAACACTAAACGACCGCCTCTACATGAAGGACCTCACTGACAGTCAGATAAAAAAAGCAGTAGATGGCTTGTCGAAGACTCTGGACGGAAGTTCATATTTCCAGGGCGTGGCAACCCAGAACGCTTCGCGGGCCTTCCACTTCGGCTTCCTGGATTGGTGTGAAGTTAGGCACGTGATTCGCTATATGTGGTATGCCATAGGAGATGACAGAACGTGCCCGATCTGCGGCGGCTTGCATGGGACAACGTTCGACGTACAGGAAACGCAACGAATGAAGCGGGACTTCCTATCGGCCGGCACCGATGTCGATGCGGCAAACGAAGTCTTTCCGGTTCCCACCAAGCGGGATATTGAGGGAATGTCCAGGGCGGCTTTGTCTATTTCTCCCTACCGACTTCCGCCGATTCACCCATTTTGCAGGTGTTGGGTCGAGGCTGTTCCGTGAATTTGTGCAATCAATTGCATTTTCCCTGATTTGATTCTGCCCTGAAATTGAGCTATTATGAGCGAAACTTGAGAGGAAAAATGCCTATGGACATGCACAATTTCAAATTTAAGGGCGGTGTTTACAAGCTTGAGCGGGGGGCGCACTGTAAATTTTTGCTGTTCCTTGTTAGTCACGGCACAGAAATCCCTTTTTGGGACGGGCTCAACAAAGGTATCATTCAGCATGGAAGCATTGAAGCGGCACTTCGCCGGCAGCTCACGAACTATGAGCCTCATACGTATACCACGGACTGCTCGGTGGTGAAGGTGTTCATTCACGAGCATTCTTTCGGAGACCCAAGGTTTATGCACAGCTTCTATCTTGCGCTTGGGAAGAATGTCGATGGACAGAAGATTCAGATCACTCCGAGAAGGTCGGAGGCAAAAGCAGCCGGGTACATGTTCAGCGCTGAGGCGAGGTTCCTTAAAAAGAGTGAGGCATTGAGGCTGTTTTCTTCTGAGACAATATCCTATAAGATGCTTACGAAACAGCAGCTTCCGCCTGTGAAGGTCCTGAGGGAGATGATTACTCTTACCAGGGCTCGAGCTGTGGAGGCTGATAAGGCTCTCAGAAGCCTAAGAATTCGATAAGAAGGAGGGATAGAACATGAGTCATTTGTCTAAATGTGAGACCAAACTCACGAACAAGAGGCGGGTGAATTCCCTTGCCAAAC